CATCGCCACCAAACATCCCACCTTCTAGGGTAGCTGGTCCTTTCCCAAATGGTTTCTTTTTAAATGCCCGCTCAGGCAACATGTCAAACATGTTGTTATATCTCATAGTCTTTTCTCCACCGTAATGTATATACTTTCAAACCCGTATTTCTGTCTCCAAAGCCTAGCAACACTCTCTCTAGCACTTCCCCGAACTGCCGTAGCACCATTCTGTTTAGCATATGCAAACATTTGCTCTGTATGCTCTTTAGAAGTAGTACCACCTATCGCATTAATATAAAATATCCTATCGTTAGGGTAATTTGTAAAATAGTATTCCACAGCCCCTACAGGGATGTCATCTTTTAAGAATAGCATAAGTTGATGAGAGCCATTTATTAGACTAACCTTAAGTTGGTCTGCTGTACACTCACCTTTGGCATGGTCCATAGCAGCTTCAATCCACTTACCTGCTTTTCCCCATGCTTGGTGGATAAACTCAATTGGTACTATTGTAATAGTTTTCACTAACGTAACTCGCTCCAATATTGTACAGATGCCCCACTTGCTGAATAGGTACTCCCATTAGGAATAACTGCTGAAAATGTACCATATAATGCACGGTCACCAAATTGATTTGTAGCATAACCTACAACAATGCCATCAACTGTTAATGAAATAGCACTTTGAGCCGTAGCCGATATAATAGCAACAGACACTTCAATAGGACTCCCAGTAGAGTTTGTATAAGTAGTAGACAAAGCTCTACTTGCCTTCACATTCTGCCATGTTTGTCCAACACCAAGAGAGGGGTCTGGGACAGCACTTGCCCAGTTCGTGCCATCAGATGTTAATACATTTCCAGAGGTGCTAGGGGCAACAGATGAGATAGCAGAAGTACCTTCCCCAATAAGTACACTGTTTGCAGTGTGGGTAGAAGCCCCTGTACCGCCATCTGCTACAGTTAAATCAGTAATCCCTGTAATAGTGCCTCCTGTAATAGCAACGGTAGTTGAGTCTTGAGTAGACATAGTGCCTAAAGCTGCTGCAACAGTCTGAACAAACGCAGTTGTTGCTAACCGAGTAGTATTATTTCCTGCAGTTTGCGTAGTAGCAGTAGGATTCCCTGTAAAAGCAGGAGAATTGTTTTCTGCTTTAGTTGTTACCGCAGTAGCAATATTGTTATACTCAGTGTTAATCTCAGTGCCTTTGATAATCTTACCAGGGTCTCCTGTAATAAGGTCATCCTTTGCGGCAAAGTCAACTGATTTAATATAATTACTCATAATTTTCCTTAGTAGGTTTTACCTAATTTGTAGAATATTTCTGCTTTTTGTATAGAGACTGGCGCACCATTAACTTCTGTAGTTACACCAAATTTAATCACATTGCCACTTCCACCAAGATTTACTCTAACTTCTGAAATTAGCAAACCCCCTGTATACTCACCTATACCATATTCAGCAACACTATACTCAGAAGGAACTTCTGATGAAGAACTTGCATAACTTCTTGATGAAAATAAAGTAGTGTAATCAAACCCATACTTTACAACATAGTTTTGTGTGTTGTTGCCAATAGTAGTAAAACTAGCCTTTTTTAGAAACTTAAGAGATGAAGGGCTATTTGCATCAGTGTTAGATGTAAAAAATGACATCAGGTAAGACTCTGAGTTATCAGTGTACCCTGTATACTTAGCAATACCCCCCACTGCACCTAGTAATAAATCACGAGATTCAGTAGAGCAATACGCAGTGAAAGACATATCTGACCAAGTGGTAACTCTAAAAGAACCATTTGGAAGTGGTGCGCGCGTATCAAAGCAGTATACAGTGTTGGTTGCTGGGAACGATAGTAGGTAAAAAGCATCTCTCTCATAGTAAGCACTCTTAACATTAGCCATAGTATTATTACTGATACTAATAACAACATCATCTCTAATATTCATAGAAATTTCACGCATAGGCATGGACTTTTCTTGTACTGTCCGAGATAGACTCCGTACACCACTCTGAGACAAGAATAGGAGGTCTGTGCCTGTGTTTTGGATGCTGTCCCTTGCTATGCAGCCAACTCCAATAATAGAGTCTGCTAGAGCCATAGAAGTAGGGTCAGAGACACCACTATATACAAGAATGTTATTCTTACAAAAGATTATTAAAAATCCATTGTGGTTAGCCAAGCCTACTATTTCATCATTAGCTCCAACAACACTAGATATGTCTAGTATACCAGAACCTGCTCCAGCAAAGTCCCAACCTTCTAAAAGACGGGAATAAAATATTGTTTGTTTATTATTAGATAAATCAGCAGTCCATACTCTACCAAAAGCAGAGAGAACTACATTAGGGTCAAAATTACCTGTAGCTAGTCCAGTAGGAACTGTACCTACATCACCAACTTGTTGCCAGATATACCCTGTACCAGGGTCATTATAAACTAATAGGGGGTTACCACGTTGCCCAAAAAATGCTTGAGACTCTGTGCCTACACCTAAGCCGTAGTTTAGTACAGCACTTTGCCAGTTATCTGCAGTTGCTACAAGAGCCACATCACCTGTATTAGCACCATTTCTTACAGGGAGAGCTGTAAAAACATCTTGCCCTTTAAACAACTTACCATCTCCTGCAGAGAGATATGTAATAGTCCCTGTAGCATCTTTAAATTCCAATAAGGTTTTTAAATAAGCTGTATCTGACATTGTGTCATTATCTGTAGTAACATTAAGCCAACCACGCCTACTGCCTAATCGCCCATACTTATCTATAATGCAATTATTAGCTTCTGTTGCATAACCTGCTTCTAAAGACACTTCACTCTCTTGGGTGTTTATTCCAAAGAATCCAGGTGCATTTAAAGCAAGGGGACGTAATTGTCCACTCATACAAAGCTCCAAATAGTCTCATCAGGGCGATTACCAGCATCAAACGCAATAAGGTCAGATGCAATTCTTTGATAACGAGCCTCTTGCTCTGTATATCCACCATCATCTCCACGCTCAGAGATAGCCCTTGCTAAAGCACCTTCAATTACAATTTGATAAGGCACTTGGATAATGTCTGCATTATCATCTAAGTCTACTTGAGGATTAACAGCATTAAACCGCACTTCCTGTACTGAGTTAGGAACTGGATATAAATCCACTTTACTATAGCCGTCTATAGAGTAGCCATTAAGATTATAGTAAGAAGGCTCTCCATACACTAAAGGAGTAATTAAAAACTCCTTGTCAAACCATTTAGTAGTTTGGTAGCTTAGTGCATAGTTAGAAGTGTCATTGATAACGTCTATAAGACGAGTACGAACCCCATAGCTAGTTAAAGTGTAGTTAGAGGCACTTGCTACTGTAGTAACAGTTACAGTAGTACGCAGGGCAGACCATGCCCAAGAGTCTTCAACCTCACGCTTTACTACGTTTACTAATTCACCAATAAGCTTACTATAAGGAGTATCTTGTACAGAGGTAACCTCGTTTTCACGTAATCTTATCAAAACTTTGTTGACAATTTCTAAATAGGTCATTTAAATCCTTAGTGTATGTGAATAGTATAACATAATATTATTAAAAAGTCAATCATTTTCTGTGTACTTTTTTAACTTTCTCCATAGTACGTAGTCCACCTAAGCCAAGCATACCACCTAGCAATGTAATTAGTGAGCCTAAATCTAGCACTGGAGGTGCTGCAATAGTAAAAATAGTTGAAGCCCAAGCCAACAGTGGTTGTAAAAAGAAGCTGTAGGTAAGCCCGAATACACATACCCATCCAACAGCAGGTCTCCAACCAGAGACAAATAAACTAGCGTTCTTTGCTTCTTCTTGATTAATTGCTATCTGTCCAAGAGAGAGTTGTAACTCCGCCTCAAGCTGTTTAAACTCCCCTTGCATCTGTAGTGTCTGCAGCTCTGCTTTAGCCTTAGCAGCATCACCTGCATCAGGGAAAACCTTATCAATAATCGTGCCAATTGCAGGGATTAATAGATTAAACATTGTTAATTCCTTTACTATAATTAACTCTACCATTTACTCTAGAAGCGGTTAAGTCTTGCTGCCTATTCTTAGGGTCAAATGAGATGTGTACCCACCGACCAAACTCATGAATGAGCTGGTCATACTTAATGTTTGACTCTTGTAACAGTTTGCAGATTTCATAAGGAGTGCCATAGCTACTACATACAAAGTCAATTGCATACCCAGTAGTATGAGAGCTAGTGCCACTACCTCCTACAAGCATATTTACTACTTTATTGCGGTAACCACTTGATATATAAACTGGCTGATTACCTACCAACTCTCTAACAACTTCCATATTCGCAGCAGTTGTCTTTAGGTTATTTAAATGCTCTGGAGTAGGGTTGTTGTCAATGCCCTTACGAGTTGCCGTTTGAGACACTGTAAGTTCATCAAGTGAGAAGTGCTTAGTGAGATTCATGTGTTTTTTCCATTTGCTTGTAATGTGCTATTCTGTCTTTTCTTTCTAGCATTTTAAACACCCATGATACAATTAAACCTATAATAGCCACTACTGCACCAGCTATCGCTGCAAACTCATTAGCAGTAAGACCAAATAACACTGCTGCTCCTGAACCTCCATAAGTGGCGGTGTTAGCAAGAGAGGTAATTGATTCGTGAGCTGTTGTCATTTGTTTGTTTTTTCTTTAATTGTTATTGATGGGAATCATGACTGTCTAACCTTTTGGATATTTAGTCTTAACCGCAGTAATAGCATCATCAAGAGTAGTAGTACCATTCTGTCTGTCCCAGTAAGCCATGTCAGCTTGTTCAGTTAAAGATGGGTATGCTTTTGCACGGTCTCGTGAGTATTGTTTGCTATCGTACTCTACCTCTAACTCCTTAGTTTTCTTGGTTATCTCAACCATCTGTTCAGTAGTTACTTTGCCAGTAGATATGTAGATGTCACTGCTACCAACTTCTTGAGAGCAATCACCATATAACTCTGATGTAGCCTTTAATAAATCTAACATATTATGCCCCTATCTCTGTTACAATAATTTCGCTTGAGCCTACTTCAAAACCAGTCGTAGGCGCACTTACACATCTGTTTAGATAAAGTGTTTTTGATGTGGCTGATGAAATGGCTAGTGCAAAAGTTATGGTAGTACCTACCACTGAGGATGTTGAAACTAAAGTTGATAGTGTTAGTATTTCAGGGGTTGAGCTGTTATTTTGAGCACCGCCATAAGTTTGTGCAGCCATACTCAACCCAGCATAAGATAAAGCAGACCCTCCTATATTAACCCTAGTACCATCTTGTAAAATGTTGTAAACGTTACCTTCAGCGTTTGCACTCTCCCCAAACTGCCTAGCTTGAATTAAGAACTTGCTATTAGCTCCTCTGGGAACAACATCAATAGTTAGTCCAGTGACTACTACCTCAGTGGTTGCTGTCAGTGCTTGAGTCCCTTGGGCTGTGGTCAGTACACTCACAGTTTGTAGTACAGCCTTGCCTGAATCAAAGTTATCACTTCCTCTTATTTCACTAGCCATTAGACTAACCCTTCAACAATAGCCTTTAACTCATCTACACTCTTGTCATCAGCAGTGTTAGTCATATCTCTTAAAGTTTGTTTGCTGGCTATGATAGCTGATACATCACCATTAACTTCCACTGCTCGCGTGTACTCAACATCAAGTGCTTCTAACAAAGGCTTGCGGTATACGCGAATAGCATCCTTTGTAATCTCTGTTGCTTTAGTATTATTTACTGTAATCATTTTGTTTATTCCTTTTAGTTTCCAAATACTTGCACTACTACCAACTCAAGGTTGTCAGCTAAGTCTGCTGTCGAAAATGTATTTACATACATAGCTGTTGTAGTGTAACCAGTAGTTAAAGCCATCCTGTTGCGGGCAGCAGTGTTAGTTGTGGTAAGTGCCCCATTAGCTACCGCAGAATAATTAGCATCAGACATAGCCGTTAAAAACGAGATAGTGTAAAGACCAGTTCCTCTATCAGTAAGAGAGCTAATATTATAACTATCCCTAATAGCTACTGTGCCTTCACCATTGAAGTTGACCCATGCACGACACAACCTAGTCTCTACAGAATCCCCACCTAGAGTAGGGATAGCACCTGTACTTGTTTCAAAGTTATCTGATACGACTGAGCTAGTCATTACGCTTTTACCTTCCAGCTAGATACATCTGTTTCTTCCCAAGCATCTCTAAATGTTCTGTCAGAAGGCACATCATTAGCTTCTACAATCTTATACTTAGAGCCTACTGGTACATCCTTGATGCAGAACTCAGCCGTTGCGTTAGGTGCTGGAGCGATGACTCCAATAGAAGCCCCGTTGTCGTTTGTAATTAAAATTCTTTGTGTCATTTTATTTCCTTTTAGTTGGCTCATATTAATCTGTGAATACGGACATCATTACATGGGTATAGTCTGCTTCACCGTGACTAGATTCATGTTGAAAGCCTACCCATAGTTCTTGTCTTAATGTGGTTACGCCATCCATTGCGGGTTGGATGTGGGCTCTTTGTACCCCTGAGACACCGTCAGTTGACCCGTTAACACACCTATCAACACTAACTGCGTTAGAGAAGTTTATGTAATACTTACCAACACCATTATCAGTAATAGAACTGACATTGTAAGATGCTCTGATAGCAACTGTTCCTGTACCATTAAAGTTAACCCATGCCTTACAGACTTGTGCTGAATTAGTGTCTACAATCTCATCTGTGTTTAAAGTCACAGCCCCTTTTGATAGTGTGTCTACGACTAAATTGGAAGCCATTATGCTACCCCTCTATTTACTTTCATTAGATTACAATCCATCTGCCG